ATTCTTCAGCAAGTTTCTCTCGTGCCGCCACTGGATCCTTCGCTTTCTTACAAGCCTCTAGTTCGTGCGCCTTGACGCCTGGGAGCTTTGCTAGCTCTAAGGCAAAGACCTGCGCTACCGGCTTCGCAATCTGATTCGTAATATAATGCTTATAATCGGGTCTCAGATTGTGCTCCTTGATGAATGCGGGTGTTTCAATGCGCTCACCCTGTAGGGTTGCCTTTGACTCAATATACACAAACGACATTCGCTCACTGGTTGACGGCTTATTGCCTGGATCGCGCTCAGCAATCCGGTCCGCCAGCACCTTGTGTGCAATACGGGACGGATTCGCATAGTCCGCTCTGAGGGACTTTGTGATTGTGAGTTTTGACATTGGAAACTTGCCCGCAAGAAGGTCCTTTGCCGTAGATTGAACGAAGTCAAACGCATCCTTCACCCCTGAGCTGCCAACAGGTCGGGTTGGATCTAGAATTCGCTCCAGCGCACCACCATACACATACTTCACAATCGGCGCATTGTCGCGGCGCTTCATCACAATACCCATACTCTTACGGTGGAAATCGTCAGGGGTGAGCCCGTCCTCTGACATATCACCTACATAACGCTTTTTGGATAGGAGACAGAACGTACGAAAGATTTTATCAAACTCAAAGTCGTGCGGCGGCTTGAGGCAAGAGCTGACAAGTTTGCCCGATTCAATCGTCAGGTCCTTTGCCGCTTTGAGTGCCGCATCGCCCGTAAGAGGGGTACCTGTTACTGGGTCCTTCGGACGAAAGCGTAGGAAGATAGAATCTGTATCGCCATAGATACATTCGGCATCACAGCGCGGGTCTTTTCCGCCGCCATAGAGAGTCTCAATCACCGACTTCGCAAACATCAACTGCTTACGACCATACGCGGTCGTGCTGGCTGCTAAGACCTGTCGGCGCACCTTGAACGTGCCGCTGCCTAGCTGTCCGTACAGTGAATTCGCAGTCAACTTGTACGCTAACTGCTGAGCGTCTAGTAGCGACTTCTTGAACTCATCTGACTCCTTTTCCGCCTGCTTACGACACTTTTTACGCGAGCTGAGGAGCATTTCCAAAATGCGGGGAATCGTACCTTGTGGCTTTTGGATATACCGTGCTACACGTCTACCGTCTTTGATTTTTGTAGGATGCTTCCGCGTATCCGCGGGGTCAGGTCGTAAGATATCAAACTCAATATTTACGTATGTATTATTGGGAAGGTTGTCGTAGCGATCCGACCCCTCGCGTAATTCGCGAAAGGTGGTTCCATCATTCTCATAGTCCTTCACCCAAATCAGACTGTCGTGTGAGATATTTTCACTGATAATCGACGACGGATATAGTGAAGCGAAATCATCCGCCGTAATCGGGTCATTAATATAAATACCGGTCTTCGGTTCTAAGACAATCGCGCCTTCAAAAGAGTCATCTTCCTGGTGCTCCTCCGATTCAGGCGGCTCCTCGCCCTCAGCGTACCGTGGTGGGCTCGGCATCACCTCAATCAGTTGGTCCGCCTTACGGCATTCCTTAAAGATAAGCGACTCAATCTTAACGCCCTGTCCTCTTAGAAAGATGAAAGAGACCGGTACCGAGCATACATTTGCCATAGCAACCGAGTTATTAAGAATTTCTAGTTTATTGAAGAGCTCCATTACCAGGTCACAATCCTGTAAACAGTAGCGCGCAACAATTCCGCGCTCCTGTGGCGTGCCCCTATGAAACCGAAAGATGTCCTTCGGTGATACATCGTCCTTCACCTGCGCCCACCGTGTAGGGATTCCGCCGTTATCCTCAAGTTTCGCCTTACCGCCCTTGATTCGAATTGTGAGCTTGGTCGGCTCAACAAGAAGAACTTCAGCCTTCTCGACAATCCTATCATTCTCATCGTCCATCAGGGTAATGAATCGTCCTGGGACCGTACCCTTTGTTGACTTTGTTGCGACAACAAACGTCTCATCGGCGGTTTGGGTAAGCGACTTCACTCCGCCACTTACAAACGTTGCCGATACGTTATCTAGACTGTATGAATCCAAATTATGATTACGGCGAATATAAGGAAGCAAATCAATCTGTAGCCGACCTGGGCTATTCATAAAGTGCATTGTATTATCACCCATTGCCGACGAAGACAGGAACTTCTCTTCCAGCTTGGTAGGGCGGGATTTCAAACAAGAAAGTGGAGAGGTCAGTCGCGATGTTTCCTTCTCTCCTACAAGTTCTGCTAGGCGGTCCCAAACGTATTGAGAATCAAAACCAAAGATGTTATAGCCGATCAATATATCAGGATCGATTCTACCAATCCACTGAAACCACGACCTCAGAAGCATCGCCTCGTCCTCATACGAATACACCTCAATTGGTACCTCCTCTCCTGGAGGTCGCACCGTTGTCTCATCAACCGAATTGAGAACCCAGATATGCTTACTCACCGGCTTTGTCTTACGATATAGTACAATACCAATCTGAATAATTTCATCGCCCGCAATTGGCGGAAAGGTGCTTGTCAGCAGTTTATCTAACGTGATGATTGCCTTATCGCGGGTGTCGGCATTCTCCGCTACTCTGAGGGCTGTCAGGGCGTTTTTGAATTGTCCTTCGCGCTTTGTATCGGCAATCGCCTTTGTAAGGGACTCAGTTGTAACAGGAAGGTGGTGCTTACGTGTATTGATATAGATTGGTGAAAGTTTGCCAGGTTTATGATTCACGGCGGCTGCCAGTTGTTGGACCATATCTTGAAGCGTCGTCGGTATGCCGGTTTCCTGAAACTCGCGCACCGGCTTACGCCAGGTCTTTACGGCAATCGGGAAATCACCGTGACTTGAATTACACTCTATATCCCACGAACCCACTAGGAACGGTGCCATACCCGCATCGTCTGCGGGTTTTACATCACTCCACTCAGCGACCGCGTAGATTTTCACCTTCGCATCATCCGAATCGGCAAATTCCCAATGATTAGCTGGAACTTTCAGCCAGCCTGCCGGACTAATATCCTGTAAATGAAAGAATCGTAGAACAGGGTCAATGTTTGCCTCGTAGACTTTAAGGGCAACGCGCCTGCCGTCAGGCGTTGCCGAATGTATATCCCCTGTGGGGGTATGCTTCGCAAGGGCAGCAACGGCGCCAATACCAAACATGGATTTTGTATCGTAGCCAATCGGCGTCGACGCCTTATCTAGGACGCGGTCCTTAAGTGTGCGCCATAAGGAAATAGTCGGTACTGTAATCTTCAAGAATGTTCCCTTATTACCGCCGTTATAGTCCAAAAGAACACCGTGGTCTACGTAGTCTAGGGTGACTGCGTAGAGAAGGTCTGATGGAACACCGTCCAGGATCCACGCTTGTAGATTCTTCTTTGCCACATCGTTTGTTGCTAGGCAATCTGGAAGTCGAACATAGAAGTACGGCTTGAAGTTGGTGATTTGAAGCGCTACAGACTGACCCTGGGGGTCGGTACCAAAGAGAAGAATCTGGTATTCCTTCTGCGGCTTACCGCCATCCGATCCATAAGACCTGCGGTCATCATTGTCGTCTAGTGGCGAATCTGGGAAGGCATCGCGACTAAGAATGTCCTTACACTGGAAGACAAGTTCAGTGTCTTCTGAGTTATAAGCCTTGCGTTCTCTACGATCAATATTGCCAGCCGCTGCGTTTGCTTTTCTGAGTTCTATTAAACGAGCAGTCTCTGCAACTTTTTCTGCTTGCTTACGTTCAGCCTCTTCTCCTGCGCGTATTTGTTCCTCACAAACACGCTTATCTGCCTCTTCTTTCAATCGTTTTTGGTTAAATTCATAATTAAGATCTAACATCTTTACCTTTGTAAAGTCAAATAGAGAACGCTCACTCACTACATTATAGTCATTTGGTAGAAATTGTCTAATAACCTCTTGAATTAGAATTGGTTCACAAGAATATGCTTTACGAGATGAAGGTGGTTGCTCGCATCCCTTCGGAAGTTCTTCAGTTGTTGTAACAAGGAATAGTTCTTTGTTCCCCGTATCAATAATAACATAACCGTTAGTACGTATAATAGATGGTATATCTTCGCATTTTATTCCAAAACTAAACCAGTATTTTCCGTCAGACGTTTTATAAAATTCAGACCGACGATGAATGCCATTTAATATATATACTTCACGTATAGTAGAATTTCTAGGAGTCGATGAACGATATTCATCATATACAAGAACTTTTGCTTTCGAACTTTTAAAACTGTAGCATTTCTTTGTATCAGGGCACCATTGAAGTGTATGTTCCCAACTGCGAAACCATAATTTGTTGAAGTCTGAAGCATTTTCACTCCATACATCAGGCAATTCTAATGTATAATCATTTCTGTCAGCTTTACAATTTAAATCATCGCGTCGATGTCTAAAATAGGCTTTTGCTCCATTTTTACTTTCATTCCAAAATCCACATTCGCCATCACATTCAAAACAGTATAGACGTATAGTGTGAAGATTTCTGATGGCTTGTATATCACGTGGTATATTATTTATATTATATACATTGCCGTTACTATCTCTCACTGCTAAAATTACCATTCTGTACTTGTGCTTACCTTTTCGTGCGAAGCAAAAAACTCAATTTTTTACGCTTATCTAATGGGTGTGGGGGTGCGCGTGAGGATGAAGGTAACTTGGGGCGAAGGTAGACGCCGACATGTAACGCTGCGGCTTCTTTGAATAGTCATGCCACTTCATACCAAACTCCGTAATCGTCATCGTCTTGATACGGTCGATTGACGTTTGAGGAATCACCGTAATCGCCTGTAGTTTCTGGGTTAGATTTCCTAGCGAAACACCTAGTGGCGCAAGTTTCGTCTTAAGGCTTTCATACTCCTTTGCTGCCATTTGTAAATCATACGTATTAAAGGTGAATCGCAGTTCGCGCTCCTCCATACGCTCAGCATCCCATACTGTCGCATCAATCTGGCACTTCTTATTTGATTTTGTTAACGAATCCAGAATATCTAGCGCTTCAGGAACCGTATTAAAGTAGAAGATGCCGCGCTCTGAATGTCGTAGAGAGAACTTCTCGGTTTTGATAAACTGTCGTACAACGAAGA